CCGGGTCGTGGGACAACCTGCCGCGCGCCCTGCTCGGGCAGGCCGAGACGTGCCTTGCGAACCTGGAACGCGAGGTCCGCGCAGACATCCGCATCGCGGAGAAGCAGGGCGGCTACGGCGCCCGGCAGATGCGGCTCAGCGAGCGCGATCAGCGGCCGAACTTACTCCGTCTGCGCCTTGGGCGACTGGAGCCCGGCGCCGGCCACGGCCGTGCCGACCGCGCTGCCAACGGCCGCGGCGATGGCGTCGGTGTTGCCGATCTGCACCTGTGACGACGGGTCGAGTTTCAACGGCTGCGCGCTGAGCGCCGCCTTCAAATCCTCGCCCGCGGTCTTGTTCGCGGCCATGGCTTCCGGCGAGCCGGATGCCGCGGCGCCGCCTGCCATGGTGAAGGGCATCGTCAGTATCCGGCCGAGGCTCGCCATGCTGAACCCGTCCTGGCGCATCTGGTCGCCAGCGGCCAGCGCGCTGCCGGCCATGCGGCTGACGAAGTTGCCCTGCATCATCTCGGACTGGCGCAGCATCACGTCGGCGCGCGACTTGTCCTCCTCGGACGCGGGACCGGCGGCGATCTTCTTGGCTAGGTCGCTGGCCGGGGCGCCGGAGGACAGTCGGCCCACGTCACCGACCACCATCTCGCCGGCCTTGTAGTAGCCATAGAGGTTGGCACCAATGGCGCCGATGGCGCCGGCCGTGGTCGCCGCGGCAGCGACGCCCGCCTTGGTGATGGCCGTCGAGCCGCCGCCGGCCGCAGCCGCCGAGGCCGCTGCGCCACCCGCACCGCCGGGACCACCGACGACGACGTTGGCCGCGGTGACCGTCATGGTGCCGACGGACTTCGGGAAAATCTTGTCGAGCAGCGCGCTGCCCGCCTTGCCGGCGAGCACGTTGCCGGCGCCGATGGCCGTGGACCCGGCGACGATGGCGGCGGCCGTCGTCTTCGGGTTCTCGATGGCCTTGGCCGCATACGGCGTGAGCTTGTCGCCGAGGTCGTTGCGCAGCTTCTCGATCTTCTGATTGAGTTGCGCGTTCGTCTGGCTCATCACGTCGTTGAACGCCTTGGCGCTGGTGCCGGGCGCCACGTCGGACGCCTGGAACTGCTTGAGCAGGGCTTCGACCGCGGCGCGGCCGGACATGTCGGCGCGCTGCCCGTCCTGGGTCAGCACGTAGCGCCCCTCGCTATTCTTGCTGATGCCCTGCGTGAAGGCTTGCAGTAGCGGGGCCGCGATGGCCGTGGCGTTGCCGGTGAAGATGCCACCCTCGCCGGTCAACTTGCCGGCGTTGCCCGTCTTGACCACGCCCTCGATGATGTCGGGCAGGAGCGTGTTGATGTCGCGGAGCTGGGCGCGGTTCGTGTCCGTGCCGACCTCGACACCTCCGGCATAGCGGTCGATGCTGCCGCCGCCCTCCTCGGTCGTGACCATCTTGCCGTTGACCATCTTGACGGTCTTCTTGCCCTTGGTCGTGACCCGGGTAAGAGAGCCGCCGGTCAGGCGCTGGATGACATCGGCCTTGCCGCCGAGGTCACGCGCGAGGTCTTCCACGGCGTTGGTCGACTCCTCGGCGGACTTCTTGCCGAAGGTGCGCGCGAACTGCGACAGACCGCCCGCGGTCATCACACGCGTGGCGTCGTCCATCTTGAACTTGCCGAGGGCGCCGCTGCTCGCGTCGAGCAACGTGGCGAGCTGGTTGAACTCGACCGCGCCGTCCTTGCCTTGCTGAACGAGCGCCTCGATGACCTTGACCACGCCGTCGGCCTTCACCCCGCGGTTGTAGAGCGTGCCGAGCGTGTCGCCGAGGTCAGCCATGCTCACGCCAGCCCCACGCGCGACCTTGGCCAGTTCTTCGTACTGGCTCGCGTACTCGGTCAGACCGCCGCCGCCGGCCTTGCCGGACAGCTTTTCAAAGCCGGTCATCACGTCGCCGGCCGAGACACCGGTGAGGTTGCTGATGGCCTTGGCGCGGCCGACGGAATCGAAGTCCGCCTTGCTCTTGCCGCTGGCGTTGCGCAGAAGCGCGGCGCGCTCCTCGAGTGACATCTGGTCGCGCACGGCCTGCATGGCCTGGATGCTGGCTGCACCGCCGATGACAGCGACGCCCGCCTTGAACCCGGACGCGGCGCCGGAGCCAATCTCGCCGGCTGCCTGCCGTCGGTTGCTGGCGCGGGCGGCGCGCTCGCGTGCGGCCAGCACGCGCTCGGCGCTGGCCGTCTTGGCCGCCAACTTCTCCTCGGCGGCCTTCTCGCGGTTGGCCTGGCGCACGACAGCGATGGCCTCGCGTGCGGCGATCTTCTCGGCCTGCACGCGCTCCTTGGCCGCAGCGGCCTCGACCTTGACCCGCTCCTTGGCCGCCTGCGCCGCGGCCTTCTGCGCGGCCTTCTCTTCCTGAGCCTTCTCGCGGTTGGCCTGGCGCACGACGGCCACGACCTCGCGCGCCGCCTGCTTCTCGCTCTGCACCCGCTCGCGCACCTCGGTCGCGTGCTCACGCGCGGAGCGCGCGGCGCCACGCTGGGCGGTGACCGCGATGCCTTCGATGGCGCGCTTGACATCCTCCGTGCCGGCGACACGGAAGAGGATTTCTGCTCTGGCTCCCATTTACTTGCGGTTCTTGGCGTGACGGTGGCCGACGTTGAGCAGAGCGATGCAGGCTAGGCAGTCGAGATCATGCCAGTGAGCTGCCGCGCCAGGGATCCCGAGAACTTCGCGGCCCACACGCAGAATCCCTCCAGCCTCGACCGCGAGACTCGGGAGAAAGGGAATGCCTCGGCGTCTTCCTCCATGGCCTTCAACCAGGCCATCGCGTCCGCGTCGGTCATCTCACGAAAGGTCGGGTACGAACGCTCACGGATGATGTTGTACTCGTTGAACAACATCGCGAGTTCCTCGGTCGAGCACTCGCGCGTCTCCATGGCGCCGTAGGGGAAGAACGGCTTTTCCGGGTCGTCCGGGTGGCGGCAGGCGATGGCCAGGATCTCGGCCGCCGTCGCGTTGTCTTCCAGTTCTTCCGGCTTCCACGGCACCGACCCCTTGCTGTCGCCGATCACGCGGTGGACGTAGGCGCGGGCGTTGGCCCGGCAGGCGTCCAACTCGCTCTGCGTCAGCGGCCGGAGGTAGACCTTGGCCACGGCGATGCCGGCCTCGTCGTACCGAGGGAAGTCGACCGTGGCGTGCGGGAGTCGGCCGCGGGTGATGACCCGCTGCATCAACTCACCGACCGCGCGTTCCTTGGGCGGCCCTGCCATCAGAGATCCGTGGCCTCGATGGGCGCGCCGATGAAGGTGAAACTGAACTCGGCCGCGCGGTCGGCGCCGAAGTTCATCTTCACGTTGTTGATGAAGCCCTTGGTCTTGAACTTCTTGTCGCCTGCGAACAGGACGAAGTCCACGACCTCGACACCCTGCAACGCGCTGATGGCGTCGTAATCGATGCCGGCGCGGGGCAGCGCCTCGGTCACGTCGATGCTCACCATCTCGGACCCGGGGCTGACGCCCGCGAAGCCCTTTTGCATGGTGTTGATCTCGTTGAGTTTCGGGTCGATGTTGACGCTCACCGACTGGCACTCGACCAGCAGTTGGTTGCCGAAGAACACGGCACCGCGCTCATAGATTTGGAGGCTGCTCATGGGGGTGGTCTCCGGTCAGGGTCAGGCCGCGGCGCTGCTCTCCTTGACGAGCAGAGCGTGTTGGTGCAGCAGGATGGCGCTGTAGAGCGGGATGCTCGTGTTCATGCGGGTGGGCACGAGTGGGTCAGGGCCGCAGACGGTGCCGGCGATGGCCTTGTCGAGCGAGGCCGGGTCGATCCACCCGGCGCTCGCGTAGTCGCTGAGGAGCTGCTCCACGAGCGCCTTCATCCGGCGCGGGGTGCAGAACTCGGCGCCCGGCTCCGGACGGTTGCCGGTCGGGTCGCGGGTGATCTTGGTCCAGGGCGCGGCGTTGACGCGGGCGACGAGGTCCGCGGTGAACCTATCCGCCACGGTCACAATGTGGGCGTCACGCACGCGGTAGTCGAAGTTGCTCCCGCTCTTGCACTGGCTGGTGACGGCGCGCACGACGAACGGGGCGCCGCCGTCGGTGTACGAGATGGGGGTGACGCCCTGGTTGAGCATCGACTTGATCTCGGCCGTGGTCGGCAGGGCCGCGTCGTTGAACGGCCGCCCGAGGCCCGGCAACGACTGCCCGGACCGGGTGCCGTAGCCGTCGAAGTTGTACGATGGGTCCGAGGCGTTGTGCGTCAGGTAGCGGCCGGCAACGATGGCGCAGAGGACGTAGTGCTCGACCGGGCACTCCTCGGCGTTGATGAGGTCGACGCGGGCGCGGTTGAGCGAGGTGCCCGAGGCGAGCGTCGCGGCGGACGACGGCGAGAGCGCGCTGCCCGCGTAGACCTTCTGGCGAAAGCCGGTCGAGGGCTCGGCCTGCACCATGACCTGATCCATGATCTCGTCGATGGCGGCGCCGGACTGCTCGCCGCACAGGATCACGTCGAACTTGCGCGGCAGCATCGTGGCCAGCGCGCTGGTCATCGAGATGACGCCGACGCCGATGGCGGCGCCGGACTCGCCGGACGCGCCGAACGCGGTGTCCGCGGTCATGTTGACCGTGGTGCCGACGCCGGTGCCGATGATCCGGCAGCGGATGCGCACGCTGTTGAGGATGACGCCGTCGACCTTGCCGGTGACGGTGACCGTGCCGCTGCTGTTGCTCGCGGTGAACGGCAGGTGGGTCTTGTTGTTGATGGCGGCCTCGATGGCCGCGCCGATGACCGTGGCCGTGTCGCCCGTGGTGATGGCCACGTTGAGGGTCTCGCCGCAGGTCACGATCTCGAGCACGCCGTTGGCCGTGGCCGTGGTCGCCACGATGATCTTGTCGACGGCGGCGCTGCCGGTGGCCGCGGTCGGGCACAGGAGCCAGACCTCGGTGCTCTTGTTGGCGGCGAAGAACGCACGCGCCATGCGGTGCGCGGGGCTGCCGACACCGGCGTAGGTGATGGCGTCCGCCTCGTCCTGGATCTGCTTGACCGTGGTGTCCACGGTGATGCTGCCGGACGAGGTCTTGGGCGCGAGGATGAGCACGCGCTTGGTGGAGAGGTCGCCGCCGGTCTCGCCCTGGGCGAAGCGCACCTCGGCGTAGGTGCCCGGCGTCGGGTTGGTGGCGTCAAAGCCGGTGAGGCTGAGGGCGAACGAGTCGGCCATGGGTCAGGGCTCCTGAGAGGCGGTGGGGAGGGCGGGGGCGGGCAGGCGCACGCCGAAGGCGGCAGCGGTCTCGTCGTCGGCCGGCAGCAGGTGGCCGAGGCGCAGGGCCTTGGCGAACAGCGAGCGGAGCCGGGCGGCGTCCTTGCGCGCGAGGCGGTAGGCGTGCGGCTCGCTGGCCAGCACGTAGGCGCCGGCCGCGGCGTCGTAGGTCTTGCCGACGATGCGGGCGACCCCGTTGTCGAGGGCGATGGGGCACTGGACGTTCACGCCGTCGACGGCGAGGAACGCCCACGAGGCGTGGGGAGCGGGGGTCATGGGAGGTCCGTGCGGCCGGTGGCCACGGTGAGGGGGGTGCCGTCCGGGTCGGCTTCGGTCGTGAGCGAGGCGCCCCACAGCGGCAGACCGGCGGCGGCGTCGTCCGTCGTGCGCCAGACCACATCGATCAGCAGGGAGAGGGCCGGGTGCATCTGCGCGAGGTCGCCGCGGTCAAAGGCGCCAAACGTCGCGCTCTCGACGCGCACGGACTCCACGCCGGTCGCCTGCCAGATGTCGGCGCCGTCCTCGTAAGACTCGCTGCCGGCGCGGCGCACGGCCTGCATCAGCACGCTGGCCGCGGCCTGGAGCATGGGCACGATGCGCGCCGCCTGCTCGTGCGTGATGGCGTTGAGGAGGTAGTCGAGGCGGTAGCGCACGGTCATGCGCTCGTGCTGCTGCGTGCGCTCGGCGAATGTCGCTGACACCGGGTGGATGCACAGCAGCGGCAGGCGCAGGGCGCGGCTGTGCAGGTAGAGCGCCGGGTCAAGCGGCAGGGTCTCGACGCACGCGCTATCAGAGGCGAGCGCCTGTCCGGCCATGGCCGCGCGGTAGAGCGAGGCGAGCGCGCGGTTGAGGCAGTGCTGGAAGTACGGCAGCGCCGCGGCGAGCCACGGGTCGCACAGGGCGAGCAGGTCGCCTCCCGTGGCCGGCGCCGTCGTCGGCAGCGTGGTGCCGCCCGCGATGTACCGCGGCTCCGGCTCCGTCGTGGTCGACGCCTGCCCGACGGCGAAGGGGATCGCCGCCGGCTGTTCGGGCGTGGGCACGGGTCAGCCCACCCACAGGCCGGTGGCGGGCCACTCGACCGGGAAGTCCGAGCCGTCGGTGAGCGTCGCCGGCACGCTGAGCACGGCGACCACGGTGCTGGTCGCATCGCTGCCGCCGGCCTCGGCGATGACCGCGACCCACGCAACCACGCCCGCGTCGAGCGAGGACCACGTGAGGTCGGCTGCGTCGTAGCGCACCTCGTCCGAGGCGGCGACGGCGGTGACCGTCTTGCTGGCGAGGGTCTTGCGCCCGCTGCCGTTGTAGCCGCCGGTGTAGCCGGTGCCGCTGACCTCGTGCGAGGTGAGCGCGGAGACCGCGCCGTCGGCGGCATCCGGCACGTAGGACGGGCGCAGGAGCATGGCCTTGAACGTGCCGCTGCCCCAGGCTGCGCCGAGGGCGGCGCGTCCGGCGGTGGTCAGAAGGCTCATGGTGGGGCGGAAAGGGGGTGAGGGCGGGCGAGAGCGAGGGCGTGCGGGTCAGAACCCGGAGGAGTCGGCCGCGGCCTGCGTGCTGCGCTCGACGGCGGCGAGCAGCGCGGGCTCGGCGCGGGCGGCCTCGGCGTCGAGGTAGCGCAGGGGCTTGGTGCCCGGGTGGTTGACCCGGCGCGTGAAGACGACGCCACCACCCGCCGGGATGAACCGCAGCGCGTCGCGGCGCTTCGGCGCGATGACGTGCGGCCGGGTGCCGGTGTCGAGAAAGCGGGCGACAGCGCGGCCGGAGCGCAGGACGGCGCTGAGCCTCTCCGGGTCTTGCTCGACGCGGAAGGACTGGCCGGTCTTGCCCGTGCGCGGCGTCCAGTAGGCGCCGCCCGCGATGTACTGGCGCGAGGCTTCGGCCTGCTCGCGTGACGCCTGCTGGGCGCCGGCCGACAGGCGCGAGAGGAAGGTGGTGGCGGCGCTCAGCAGGCCGGACGGGTCAGCGATGAGCGAGGACATCAGAAGTCGCCGAACCCATGCGACCAGATGCCGCAGCCGATGCCGTCGGTGTACGTGTCGTCCGGCCCCTGGTAGACGCCGCCGTCGACCTGCGCCGGGTGCTCCGGCACGCCGTCGATGTCGATGCGCCACTTGCCATCGCGCAGGTCCGCCAGGCGCTGGAGGGCGGCCTTGTGCCGGCCGTGCCACGGGGTCTCGCCGCGGTCGTTGAGAAACTCGGGTCGGCGCAGGTAGCCGAACTGCACCACGAGGTCCACGGCGATGCGCCGCACCGTGGGCGGGACGTTCGCCTTGAGCGTGGTCAGGTTGTACGACCGGCCAAGGTAGCCGTCGATCTCGGCCACGGCGTCGTCGATGGCGTCGTCGAGCGTGGAGGAGTCAACCTGCCCGTCGTTGTCGTCGTCAAACAGACGCAGCGCGAGCGCGGAGGAGATGGCTCGTTCGATGTCGGTCTGGTTGCAGTACACGCGCGGGCTCCGTGCGGGTCAGGGCAGAGGTTCGAGGTAGCCGGCGAGCGAGGCGACCTCGGCCGGGGTCAGGCCGCTGACGACCTTGCCCGGGGTGAGCAGACGACCGGAGGCGTACACGTTGCCGCGCACCACGCGGTAGAGCGTGGGAGCCGGCGGCGGCGGTGGCGTCGGGTCAGGCTCGGCGATGGCGGCGAGCATGGACGGGGGAGCGGGCTCATCGGCCATGGCGACCGACGGCGAGGCGGTAGCCGCCTCGTTGCCGAGGTCGACCATGCCCGTCAGGATGGGTGCGGCGCTCGCTGCCTGGCTCGGGCCAACGGCGCGGCGGTCACGGCGGCTCATCAGGCCAGGCAGTTGGTGATGAGGTGGCCGGTGTCGCCAGCGACGACCTTGTAGACCTCGTCGGCGGTCTGCTGGTTGTAGTAGGTGCCGCGCGTGCCCTCTTCCTGCTTGAACCAGGTCAGGTTGTTGATCTGCCCCTTGAAGCGGAAGTTGTAGCCGAACGACGCCGAGCGCTTGGCCGGGCTCATCGAGACGCGGAGGATGCCGAACACGTCGGTCGTCAGCATCCTGGAGTACGAGGCCGACTGCCCCTCGTTGGCGGTGTCCTCCCACGCCTTGGCGACGAGCAGGTCGTCCAGCTCGAACAGACCGGCGAGCACGTCCTTCGGGATGAACCCGCGGCCGGTGTGCTTGGTCACGTCGAGCAACTGCGGGTGGGTGCAGAGCTTGATGTAGACCGAGAGCGGGCAGAACCCGTACACCTTGGTCTCGTTGTCGCTCTGCCAGATCGAGTGCCGAGCGTTGAGGATGACGCCGATGGGGTCGCCGCCGCCGGCCGAGTCCCACTCGCTGCCGGAGGCCACGGCCGTGGTACCGCCGTAGTTGCCGCTCGTGGTGAGCACGGACATTCCGCGCTTCTCGCGGGCGAAGGCGAGCAGGTTGCTCACCTGCATGTTCAGGTCCATCATCTCGTCGAAGACGGCGTCCTGGTTGTCGATGGTCTTCTTCTCGAGGCCCTTCTTCAGACCGCGGGGCTCGCACGAGTAGGAGGCCGAGGAGCGGTTGTCGAACACCTCGTTGGCCGACGAGCGACCCTTCATCGAGTCGTCCGGGGCGGCGAGGTTGTCGCGCTTGCTGTAGATCGCGTACTCGTCCGAGAGGAAGTCGACCGGGATGCTCGGCAGCAGGGTCTCGACGATGAACTTCTCGTTGGCGTAGGCGACCGAGAGGTTGTTGAGGAAGGTGTTGCTGTGGACGGACGACGGCGTGACCGCGCGGTCCTGGAGGCGCTCGGCCAGCAGGCGCTCGACCTCGTGAGCGGCGAGCGAGACGCTGCCGCGCTGGATGACCAGGTCGCGGGCCTCCTTCCAGGTGCGCTGGTGCCCCGCGTCGCTGCTGTGGCGGATGGAGCGAAGACCGGAGAGCAGGCCGCGGTACTCGCTGAGCCCGGCGACCCGGTTGATCGGAACGGAGATGTTGGAGTCCATGGGGGGTGTTTCCTTCGGCGCTCAGGTCACGGCCGGGATGGAGAGGGGGATGGCGCCCACCACGTCACCGGCGACGCCGGTCTGGAGGAACTGGCAGACGATGTTCACGAGCGTGGTGCTGCCGCCGAGGGCGCCCGCGTCGGCGACGCCGTCAGCGACGGCCTTGCCGTAGAGGCCCGCGGTGGCACCGCCGGTGCCGACCTTGACGGCGACAACGCCGCCGCCGAAGGCGAGGGCGAAGTCCACCATCTCGCCGGCCGCGGCCGTGGCGATGGCGATGCCGTTGGCGGCGTCGCCAGCGGAGCAGTTGAGCACGTCGGTGCCGTCGATCTTGATGGCGTAACCGGCGGTGACGGACGAGGCGGCCTTGACCGGGAAGGTCTTGATGAGGCACTTGGAGAGGTCAACAATTGCGCGGGTGGCCATGGCGGGTCACTCCTTGGGCGAGAGCTGGGAGATGGCCGCCATGAGGCTGGCGGTCGGGTTGGCGGGGGCGGCGTCGCGGGTCGTGGCCTGCGTCGCGGTGGGGATGACCTGCTCGGTCAGCGCGTCGTTGCGGCTGGCGCGGCGCGCGAGCATCCGGGCGAAGGCGTCCGGGTTGGACCGGCGGACGGCGAGCAGGTCGTCGACCTCGGCCGGGTCCACGTCCTTGCCGATGCGGCCCTCGATCTCGAGGCGGGCGACCTTGTCCTCGGCGGCGTCGGCGCGCGCCTTGAGCGCGTCGGCCTCGGCGTTGAGTTTGGCGACGAGCGAGCGCTGCGCCTCGGCGTCGGCGCGGGCCGCGGTGAGGTCGGTGCGGGCGGCCTCGAGCGAGGTGCGGGCGGAGGTCAGGTCGGCGTCACGCGAGGCGAGGTCGGGCAACAGGTCGGCGTCACGCGAGGCGAGGGCGGCCGACAGGCGGGTCTCGTTGGCGGCGCGGGAGATGACCTCGTCGCGCAGCGCCTTGATCTCTTCTGGGGTCATGGCGGGGGAGTCCTTGGGGGCGGTGCGCTGGGCGAGGGCCTGGGCGCGGAGGGTGGTGAGGGCAGAGCGCTGCGCGAGCGTGTCCGGGTTGGAGGGCACGGCGCAGACGGACAACTCGAGCAACTCGAGGTCATCGAGGACGAAGCGCTCCACGTCGCCCTCGGTCTCCCAGCGGGAGGAGTGGGCGAGGAAGCCAACGGAGATGCCGCGCAAGAGGCCAGCCTTGACGGCGCGCCAGCACTCCTCGGCCTCCTCGCACACCTCGCCGTCGGCGAAGGTCACGCGGGCCATGAGCCGGCCGTTCTCGACGCGCACGTTGGACGCGGTGCCGACCGGGATGCTGCGACTGTTGTGGGCGAAGAGGACGACCGGATTGCGGGCGTAGCGGTCGAGGCGCCAGTTCTGGCGGAGCACGGTGCCATGGCTGTCGAGCGTGTCGGTGGAGCACACGTAGTCGACGGCGCGGCGCTCGATGTCGATGAACCGGGACTCGGTCGCCGCATCGTTCGCGGCGCGGTCGACGTAGCCGTCCACGGTCAGGCGCGTCGGCGCCTCGCGGGTGAGCAGGGAGGTCATGGGCGGGTCACTCCTCCGGCGCGGGGTCGGCCGGCGGTGCGGGGGTGGAGGCGGGCGGCGCGGCGTCGTCCTCGTCAGCGGTCGGCGCCGGGGGTGGAGCGCCGCTGTCGGTCGGGTCAGCGGGCAGGCCGGTGCCGGGGTCGATGGGGATGTCGACCTCGCCGGGGCCGAGGCCGGTGCCCATGATCTCCTCGCCGTCCTTCGGCTCAGGGATGCCGGTGCGGTCGCGTACCCAGGCGGCCGGGATGCGCAGGCCACCGCGGGCGAGGGTCGTAATGCCGGTGGAGAAGTCCTTGAGGTCGACGGCCTCCTCGGTGAGGAAGCGGAACTCAGGGATGGCCACGCTGGGGCCGAAGTTGCGGCGAATGAGCGGGGCGATCAGGTCGCGCCGGAGGCACTCGGCGACGCACGCCGCGTCAAAGTCGAGGATGTCGCGCCGGACGAGGTTGTGCACCTCGCCAAGGGAGCGGGCGCCGCGGTTGCCGGCCTCGGTCGTGAGCGTCTGGCCGAGCGTCGCCTTGCTCATCTCCCCGGCGAGGTACTCGCACAGGGCTTGATGGCCGGCCTGCTGCTGGTTGCCCTTGGGCCACTCGACGCGCATGTCGGTCTTGGCCGGGAGCAGGGCCACACCCGTCGTGGTCATCTGGCGCAGGATGGTCTTGAGCGTGCTGATCGCCTTCTCGTCGGCGCCGTCGTAGGTGCCGATGCGCCAGGGCTTCCACGCGAGTTCGCCGAGCTGCACCCAGTCGCGCACCGACCAGTTGCGAAAGAGCGCGGCCCAGACCAGGACGCGGGCCAGACCCTCGCGGTTCGGTTCAGCGCCGGTCACGCGCGGCTGGTAGAACAGCACCTTGCCCGGGGCGAACCCGGTGCGCAGGTCCACGCCCGGGTAGGGCATGGGCGTGTTGCTGTCGTACCAGTGCGGGCGCCCGGAGGTCGTCTCGAAGTGGACACGGTCGGCCCCGATGGGGTTCCAGCCCTTGGGCCAGAGCAGGCCGCCGCTGCGCTCGTACACGGTCTCAGCCAGCGCGTAGCCGTGGAAGACGCCGCCCTGCATGTGAGCGATGAGCGCGCGCAGGCCGACGAGGTCAGAGTCGTTCTCGCGTCCGCCCCAGGCGTCGGCCAGCGCCTCAGTCATCCACTCGGCCGCCTTGCGGTCGCGGCGCCGGGTGGTGGTCGCGACGACCTCCCACGGGAGCGAGGGCAGGGCCATCTCGCGCGTGCCGAGGATGGCCTGGAGGTGGCCGTCCTTGCGCCGGGCGTCGTTGGCCAGGGTGACCAGCGGCCACATCGTGCCGGCGTCAGCCGAGCGGATGGCCTCGGTCACCTGGTCCGGCGTCATGGCCCCGCCGATGCGCTGGTACTGCGCGAAGATCGGCAGGTCTTCGATGGCCAGGCCCGGCCCGAGCGGGATGCCGCCGGACTGGCGACGGGGCGAGGCGCGCGACGACCACCACGAGCGGAGGCGAGAGAGCAGGCTCATGGCGTGGGCGGCGTGGGGCGTGCGGGCGAGAGATGGGGCGCGGCGCGGAGGAGGTCAGCGTAGGCCAACGATGCCGCTGGCCGTGGTGCCGGTGCTGTTGACGCGCTTGACGGCGATGCGCAGGAGCGTGCCGTTGGCGACGTTCGTGAGGGTCACGTTGCCGTCGTCGTCAGCGAGGCGCACGGAGAGGGAGCCGCCGGTGCCAACGTACAGGGCGCGGTAGATCACGCCGTCGGCGAAGTCGCTGTCGGCTGGCGTGATGGCAGCGGCGCGCGTGGCCGGATCGTCCCACCCAGGCGGGGAGCCGTGCCACGTGGCGCTCATCCGAACACCGTGGGCACGACGTAGAAGACATGGATGGTGACGGCGCCCGCGTCGAGCAGGGCCACGTTCACGTCGCTGATGAAGGTCGCGGTGAGCTGCTGGCCGCCGAGCAGGCCGTTGGGGTTGATGCCGCTGGTGCCGGCCTTGGCCGTGGTCGCGCCGGTGAAGATGCTCTCGCCGTCGACGATGCAGTCGGCGTCGGTGCCGCCGATGTCGACGGACGCGGCCGAGGAGCCACCGCCGGAGAACGCGGTGCCGAGGACGATGGTGCGGCCGACGATGACGGCGCCGGACGGGAGGGCGGCCGAGCCGATGTTGATGGTCTGGGTCAGCGCTGCCGCCGTGAGGTCGGCATGGCCGACGGTAAGGCTGACCTTCTTGATGTCGTAGGCGGCGATGGTGCGGGCGAGCTTGTCGCCGTAGGAGGGGCTGGCCATGGGTGGGCGCCTTTCAGGTGGGGGGAGGTAGCGGGTGGGCTAGAAGCCCCGGCGCTCAGGCTCCGGGTCGTCATCGAGGTCGTGGACGCGAGAGGCGGCGCCGCGGTAGACGGCGAGGCACACGGCGTCCGCCCGGTTGGGGCTGCGCTTGAGGCGCTTCTTGGTGTCGTCCTTGGACTCGACCTGGTAGCGCCCCTGCGCGTCGAACTTGTACAGCGGGGCGACCAGTTCGCTGGCAAGCCGGTCGTCGGCGGGCAGCGTGCCGCCGTCCTTGAGCCAGTCGGAGACGGCGAACCACAACTGGTCACGCAGCGCGTGGTAGCGCTCCGGGTCGTCGGAGCGGTTGGCCACGTTGACCTCGACCAGTTCGATGAGGTCGGCGTGGTGCTTGAGCTGGTCAGCGCACGAGGCGCCGACGCCGATCACGTCGACCTTGACGCGGACACGGCGCTGGCCCGGGGCCATCAGTTCGCGGGCCATCTCGACCACGCGAGAGGCGAGCTGGATGCCGTCGAGCCCGAGGTAGCAGCGGAGCGGGTAGAGGTAGGAGCCGCGGCGAGCGGCGATGCCGGCCTCGTCCTCGCCGTAGCGGGACGGGTCGACGCCGATCTCGAGGTCGCCGGCCGGGCTGGCGTCGGCGTGTCGGTCCTGCGCCGCGGTCAGGTGGGTGAGCGCGACGACGGCGTTGCTGCCCTGCTTGGGGAAGTCGCCCTTGACGCGGACGCCGTAGATCGGGCTGTCCTCGCCCCACTCGACGCGCTTCTCGTCGACCCACTCGCGGGTGGCCAGGCCCGGGACGATGATGCGGCCGGTCTGGACGTTGGGCGTCTGCTCGCTCGACAGGGCGATGGTGCGCCAGAGGTCTTGCTTGCCGTGGAAGGCGTCGTAGAAGGTGCCCGAGGTCTGCGTCGGGTTGCTGAACATGACCACGTCGGCGCCGCCTGCGCGGTTGCCTTCGATGGCCTCGAAAATGTCCTCGGGTACGCCGCTGGCCTCGTCGATGATGAACAGGATGTCGGGGCCGCTGAACCCGGCCATCTTCTCCGGTTCGTTGGTGGAGAAGCCGACGATCTCGCGCCCGTCGTCGAACTGGAGCCCGGCGTCGGGTACCTTGAACAGGGTGCCACCGATGGGGAAGCGGGCGCCGTTGTAGACCCGGCGCAGCTCCTTCCACAGGATGCTCTTGACCTGTCGCCCGGAGGACGAGGTCATGATGACGCGCGCCCGAGGTCGGGTGACGACGCGCCAGAGGGCGAGGATGATGGCGCTGGTGCTCTTGCCGATCTTGTGGCCAGAGCGCACGGCGACGCGGCGGTTGGAGGCGACGGCGCGCAGGATGTCGGCCTGCCGGTCCCATGGCTCGATGCCGAGGGCGTCGCGGGCGAAGGCGACCGGGTCGGTGACCCACGAGGCGCGCTGTGCCTTACGCCTTCTCAGTTCCAGCAGTGCCCCCGCTTGCAAGGACAGCGGCGAGGGGTTCACCTCGGGCGAGGCGTTCAAGTTGCCCATCGGTCATGTCGCTGAGGTTGGCGGACGACTGTTGAATCTGGAGGG